ACCGGTTTTCTGGTCACCGCCGAGAACGTCATCCGTGAGTTCGCCCGCAACGCCCTGGTGAAGGAGCAGGACACCTACCGTATCCACCGCCTGTACGAGCTGGCCAACGGCGACGCGGCCCACAAGGCCAGCCACATCGTCTCCGCCGCTCTGACCAAGACCAACGCCATCGCCACCGTCAGCGGCCTTTTGCAGACCGTCCGTGATGACGCGGAGGAGATGGACGGCTATGTGGCCCTCATCAGCCACAAGCACAAGACCGCCTTTTTGGAGGCCGCCAACGGCACCTATCACGACATTTCTTTCGGCAACGCCGTGTCCATCAACGGCGTGACCTATGAGAACGTGATGATGCTGGACGATCTGCCCTGCGTATTCGTGCCCCAGAGCCGCATGAAAACCGTCATCACCGTCCAGAGCGGCGACAGCGATCAGGGCGGCATCGTGGCGGGGGTGAACGCCAAGGACATCGCCTGTCTCATTACCCATTGCGAGACGCCGCTGGCCGTGAGCAAGCTGGACGCCATCAAGCAGTTCGGCCCTCAGGAAAACCAGCTGTTTGACGGCACTTCCATTCAGGCCCGCTATCTCTACGATCTGTTCGTGCCCGGCAAGCGTCTGGCATCCATCGGCGCTGTGGTGGCTCCCTGATGAGCGGCGCGGACAAGGCGGCCGCCATTCGGGAGAAGGCGGAGCGTCTGGCGGGCCGCAGTCTCGGTGAGAACGGGGACGCGCTGACGGAGATGGCTATGGAGCGGGCCTGCGCGTGGTGCGGACGGGAGGACATCCCGGAGGCCATGGAGCAGGCCGTGGCGGCGCTGATCCTCGACATGGAGGGCCGGGAGGCCGCCGTGAAGAGCGTTACCCGTGGCGACACCGCCGTGACCTACGCCGTATCCGACGGGCAGTCCGCCGCGCTGGCGGGGCTGGCCCCATGGCGCAGGCTGGGGCGGCTGAAGGAGGGGTGAACCGTGACGGACAAAGCCTTGGCGGACATTCTCGCCCGGACATATGCCCACCGTGTTACGGCGTTCCGTCCGCTGGCAGAGGGGGAGGAACGGTTCTGCGAGGCCGCGCCCTGCGCCCTGAGCCGCTCAGAGCACACCAGCGCCCCCACGCCGCCGTCCCTTTCCGCCGCTTGGCCGGAGGCACTGTACCGGCTGACCCTGTACACCCGTCCGGAACTGGCCTTTCGGCTGGGCGACCGGGTGGAGGTGACGGACGAGGGGGGAAGCGTCTGGATGGGGCGCACCTCCGACAGCTTTCGGTATGACAGCCATTGCGTAACAGTGGTGGAAATCAGTCACGTGGGGGCCCCCGGCGGAACCCAGCAAAGCGGTTCCGCTGGGGAGAGGAGGAGCAGCGAAATGAGTGAGCTTTCGGCGGCAGCCGGAAGCGAGGGATATGCAGCTTGCTCCGACGACGGACAAGTCTCACGTGAGACAGGAAAGGAGGGGCAGGCGTGAAGGCCATTCAGGACAGCGTGGCGGCGTATTTGCAGGAGCGCACGGGCGTCCGCACCGTGGCGGACCGGACGAGGGCGCGGGGGGAATACCCCCTGCTGGCGGTGTCCGTCCGGGAGGACGGGACGGTATTGGTGGACGGCGGACGGCAGGTGGAGCACACCTACCGGGTGACGGTCTCCGCCGCATCCGACCGGGAGCGGGACGGAAACACCGCCCTGCTTTCCTCCCTGACGCCGGTTCTGCTCCGGGGCGTTCCCATGGGGGAGCGGACGCTGCATCCCTTGGAGGTGAAAACCGAGGGCGAGACGCTGACGTTCACGGTGGAGCTGTGCGTACCGCTGGCCCAGCCGGAGAAGCCCGCCATGGAGCCGCCGGGACGCATGGCGACTCTCAATTTGGACATTTGACAAGGAAATCTTTAAAATTTGGAGGTATTTATGGGTCTTCCTGAAATTTTTATCAGCTTTCAGACGGCGGCTGTGTCCGCCATCACCCGTTCCGCCCGGGGCGTGCTGGCGGTGGCGGTGAAGGACGCCACCGCGGGCGGCGCGGCAGAGGCCGCGTACAAAAGTCTGGCGGAGGTGCCGGAGGACAAGTTCTCCCCCGAGAACTACCGTCTGCTGAAGCTGGTATTTTTAGCCGCGCCCACCAAGGTTTGGGTGCTGCGTGTGGGCGAGGACGCCGAGAAAACCTATCAGGCGCTGGAACGTCTGCGCTTTGACTGGCTGGCCGCCCCCGGTCTGGAGGACGCGCGGGTGATGTCCTTCATCAAGACCCTCCGAAACGGGGGGCGGGGCGTGAAGGCCGTGGTCGCCAACGCCACGGCCCCCGACTGCGAGGGCATCGTGAACCTGTGCGTGTCCGGCCTGACGCTGGAGGACGGCGCTGTGGAGGCAAAGGATTACGCCGTCCGTGTGGCGGCGCTGCTGGCGGCGCTGCCCCTGACCCGCTCCGCCACCTACGTCAACCTGCCGGAGGTGGTGGGCTGCGACGCGCTGGCCGAGCCGGACGCGGACGTGGACGCAGGCAAGCTCATCATCGTCCCCGGCCGGGAGGGCTACCGTCTGGGCCGCGCGGTGAACTCCCTGACCACGCTGACCCCGGACAAGGCCGCGCCTTTCCAGAAGATCAAGATCGTGGAGGGCATCGACCTGATCCGCGGGGACATCGCCAAGGCCTTCGAGAGCGGCTATGTGGGCAAGGTGCTCAACGATTACGACAACAAGCTGCTTCTGGTGACGGCCATCAACGCCTACCTCAAGGGGCTGGAGGGAGATGTGCTGGACAAGACCGCCGACAACCGGTGCTTTGTGTCTCTGTCCGGGCAGAGAAGCTATCTGGAATCCAGAGGGACCGACACCTCCGAGATGAAGGACACCGACATTCTGAAGGCCAACACCGGCAGTCAGGTGTTTCTGGAGGCCAAGCTGACCTTCTGCGACGCCATGGAGGATCTGGCGCTGGTCATCTCCATGTAACCATCGGACGAACGTGAAATAGGAGGAACGTATGAGTAATTTACAGGCAAACCGCACCCTCTCCGGCTCCTTTGCCGAGGTCTGGGTGGACGGCGCGCGCATCGCCGAGCTGTCCCAGCTGACGCTGACCGTCAAGGTCCAGCGGGAGAAAGTCCAGTTCGGCATGGACGTGGATTCCAAGATCACCGGCTACGCCGGCGAGGGCACCATGACCCTCAAGCAGGTCTACACCCGGTTCTACGAGGTGCTGGAACAGGCCAAGCGCGGCCTTGACAAGCGCTGCACCATCACCACCGCTCTGAAAGACCCGGATGCCGCCGACGGCGGCGAGGAGCGGTACAGCATCGACAACGTGGCGTTTACCGAGCTGCCCTTCATGAACTACAAGATGGGCGAGGTAAACCAGCAGAAGCTGCCCTTTACCTTCCGGCCCTCCGATCTGGTGTGCCTGGACAGCATCCGGGCCGCTGACTGATGGCGCTGGCGGACGTCCTGCGGGAGCGTGTCTCCCGCAGGGGCCGCACCGCTGAGGTGGCGTGCGGTCTGCTGGGGACGGTGACGGTGGAGGGCCTGCCGCCCAGAGAGTGCGCCGCCCTCGGGATGCGGGACGGCGGGCGGGCGCTGTTCTACGCCGCCTGCCGGGACTTGCAGACTGCCGGGGAGACTTTGCGCCGGGAGGGGCGGCTGTTCACCCCTGCCGAGGTGACGGCCTATGTGTCCGACGAGGAGGCGGCGGCCGCCGCACGGACGGTCCTGGCGCTCAGCGGCGTGACGGCGGACGGAGACGGCGCATCGACAAAAAGCGCGGAAGTCCGACTTGGTGACGTGCAGAACAGCGGGGCGCATTTGGCGGTCGAAGCGCCGTCCGAGAAGGAAATCCGACTTGACGGCGTGCAGGAAAACACGGGTCAAAAGGCCGAAGTCCGACTTAGTGACGTGCGGAACGATGCGCCTCATTTTGCGGCAAAAGCGCCGTCAGCACGGGAATTCCGACTTGGTGACGTGCAGGAAAACGGGGATCTTACGGGAAAAGTCCGACATGAGGACGTGCGGGAAAAGGCGGTTCAAAAGGCGGAAATCCGACTTGGTGACGTGCGGAAACCGGACGATACGGCAGAAGATGGACAAGTCTCACATGAGTTTTTCGGCGGGGACGGTTCAGACCGGACAGACCCTATCTTGGGTGGTGTTTCCGATTTTGTACCACAAAATCTTGCGTTGTCCGAGGAAAATGACCGATTTTCAGCACCTTTGGAACTGCCCGGGAACACTAAGAAAGTGTCCGGGCAAGGGTCGAATCTGCACGAATCTGAGTCGGAAGCCGGAGAAGCGCTGCACGAAATGAAGTCGGATTTGACGGCGGCGAGACGGCGGGGCTTGCACGAAAACAGGTCGGAAGTCGAGGAACCGGTGCACGAAATGAAGTCGGAATCTGCGGCGGCGAGACGGCGAGGCTTGCACGAAAGCAGGTCGGAAGTCGAGGAAGCGGTGCACGAAATGAAGTCGGAATCTGCGGCAGAGAGACGAGAGGGCTTGCACGAAAGCAAGTCGGAAGTCCGGGAAACGGTGCACGAAACGAAGTCGGAATTGACGGCGATAAGGCGAGAGGGCTTGCACGAAAGCGAGTCGGAAGTTGGAGAAGTGGTGCACGAAAGCAAGTCGGAATCGGTGGAGCGGTTCGCCGAGGGACTGCTGGAGGGCCTGCGCCGTGCCGCCGCTGTGAGATAGGGGGGTTTCTATGAACACCAGAACCGTTTTGCTTTGGCACAACAACGGTGAAGAGCGCATCTACTTTACAGTCAATCCCGCCCGGCTCACCGTCACCCGGCCCAATGAGAACCGGGTGCGGAGCCTTGCCATGGGCGGGACTGTGAATATCTGGGGCGGCCGGGGTCTGCGGGAGGTCAGGCTGACCACGTTCCTTCCCAGCGCCTACTCGCCTTTTTTTGACGGAAAGGAGCCGGAAAGCGTCCTCGCCATGCTGAAAAGCTGGCAGGATTCCGGAGACCCCGTGCGGCTCATCATCTCCGGCAGCGACATCAACGACGCGTTCCTCATCGAGGACGTGTCCGAGACGCTGGCGGAGGGGGACAGGGACGTGGGGCTGACTGTGACACTGCGGGAGTATAAATTCAAGTCGGCGCTGGCGGCTCTGGCCGGGGGGAGCGGCGGGAGCGGCTCCGCCCCTGTCCGAAAGCGGACGGATGAGCGGGTCACGCCCCAGACCTACACCGTCAAAAAGGGGGACACCCTTTGGGACATTGCCTGCCGCTTTTACGGCGACGGGACGAAGTGGGGGCGTATCGCCGCCAAAAACGGCGTGACGAACCCCCGGAAACTGCAAATCGGAAAGGTGCTGACGCTGTGAAACTGCTGATCGGACAACAGATGGTCATGCCCGCTCTGGAATCGGTACGGCTGGGCAAGACCCGGAACGAGGCGGCGGCGTGTCTCACCGCCACGGTGCTCATCGCCCCGGCGGACACCTACTTTTTGAAGCTGTCCGTGGCGGTGGGGGACGTGGTGCGGCTGCTGGATGACGGCGGGAAGGAGATCTTCCTCGGCAGCGTCCATGAACTTGACCGAACGCCGGAGACCGTGACCCTGACGGCCTATGACCGGGGGGTGTATCTGGCCCGGAACGAGCTGTACGGCGTGTACGCCGGGACGGGACGGCGGATCGCCGGGAAGATCGCCGGGGAACTGGGCGTTCCGCTGGGGGCCGTGGAGGACGACGGCCTTTACCGCACCATCGTCACCGGGCCGGGGGAGTCCGCGTTCTCCATCCTGCGCAGAGCCGTGGGGGAGGGGCGGGAGATCGCCGTCCGGGACGGGGCGCTGACCGTGACGAAGGGGGGCGGCGGGGCCGTTCCCCTGCCGCCGGAGCGGGTGCTGGAGGTTTCCGGGCGGGCGTCCATGGGAAATATGGTGAACCGGGCCGTGGTGACGGGCCGGAACGGGCGCGTTCTCGCCGCCGCCCAAAATACCGGGGACATCACCGCCTGCGGGCGGTTCCAGCGGGTGATGGGAAAGAGCGGCGATCCGCAGGCACAAGCCAAGACCGCGCTGCGGCGGCGCAGCCTGTCCGCAAGGGTGACGGTGCTGGGGGATCTGTCCCTTCGGTGCGGCGGGCGGGTGGAGGTCCACCGGCCCCAATGGGGGTTGGAGGGGGTCTATGACATCACCGCCCACGAGCACCGCTGGGAAAAGGGCGTGTTTACCACGTCGCTGAGTTTGGAGGGAGTTGAGGCATGAACGTTTACAGTGAACTGCTGGAGCTGCTGACGCCGGAGCGGAAGGACGCCCCGGCGGGGCTGTTCGGCACGCTGACGGCGGTTTCGCCGCTGACCGTTACCGTCCGGGGGACGGCGCTGGCCGAGGGGCTGTTTTATCTCCAAGGGACGGTGTTCCGTGAGGAGGACATCGGTAAGGAACTGGCGCTGCTGTCCTGCGAGGAGGGCTTTTGGATCCTCGGCTTTGTGGGAGGTGGGGGCGCATGATCTTTCCCGATTGGGGCACAGCCCCCGACACCGCACCGGAGGAAACGCTGCCGCTGTTCCGGGAGTGGGCCGTGGACTGGGAGAACCGGTGCTTCGCCCTGCGCCGGGGAGAGCCGTATCTGGTCAGCGGCGATGAGGCGCTGAAAATTTGGGTGACACGGGTGCTGCGGCCGGAAAGCCAGCGGTTCCGCTATACCGCATGGTCGGCGGACTACGGCAACGAGCTGACGCTGCTGCTGGGCGGCTGCGTGGATCAGGGGATCCTGGAAAGTCAGGTGCGGCAGTATGTGCGGGACGCGCTGCTGGCGTGTCCCTACATCCGGGAGGTGGACGGGTTCTCCTTCTCAAAGAAGGGGAGCCGGGTGGAGGCCCGGTTCACCGTGCACACCGTCTATGAGGAGTTTACCCAGAAAACGGAGGTTTCGATCAGATGACCAAGGAAGAAATGCTGCGGCTGCTGACAGCCGCCTACACCGGCCCCGGCAGCGCCGCCGAGGGCACCTTTGCCGGAGACGTGCTCCGTGCCTGCGCCGATGGAATGGCGCAGCTTTGGAGCATGGAGATCGACGGACTGGAACGGCGGGCCTTTGTGTCCTCCGCTGTGGGGGAGTGGCTCACCGCCGTGTGCGCCGACCGGGGGTGCGTCCGCAAAGAGGGGGAGACGGACGAAGAACTGCGCGCCCGGACGCTGGCGGCACTGGCCGCAACGCCCGCCTCCGGCAACGCCGACCACTACGCCGCGTGGTGCGGACAGGCGGCGGACATCCTCCGGGTGAAGGTGCTGCCGCTGGCAAGAGGAAACGGCACCGTGGACATCGTGGCGGTGGGCCGGGAGGGGAAAGCCCCCAGCGAGGCCGCCATCCGGGAGGCCCAGGCCGTCGTGGACCGGGAGCGGCCCGTGGGCGCGGACGCGAGGGTCATTGCCGCCGCTGAGACGGCGGTGAACGTGGCCGCCTCCGTGACGCTGATGGACGGCGGCAGCTTGGAGGGCGTGAAAACCGCCTTTTCTCAGGGCTTGACCGCCTTTTTCCGGGACAACGCCCTGCGGACGCGGGTGGTCAGCCACGGCAAGGCTCTGCGGCTGCTGCTGGACTGCCCGGGCGTGGCGGATGTGTCCGGCTTCACCATGAACGGCAGCGGCGACAGCCTGACGCTGACGGAGGGCGCGGTGCCTGTGGTGGGCACGCTGACGCTGACGGAGGTGAGGGCGTGAGACTGCCGGAGTTTTTGACGGAGCTTTCCCCTGTCCGGGAGACCTTGACGGCGCTGGAACAGGGGGAGAACGCCATGGCGGAGGCCGTGGCGGAGAAAAACGGTCAGGTGTGCGTGGAGACCGCCACCGGAGGGCTGACCCTGTGGGAGCGGGACTACGGCCTGCCTGTTCGGGAAGGGGCCTCGTTGGAGGATCGCCGGGCCGCCGTCCGGGCCGCCATGCTGGGTGGGCGCACCCTGACCCCCGCCTTTTTGAAGGAGCTGTGCGTCACGCTGGGCGGCGGCGACAGGGGAGAGGTGGAGGAGGACTTCGCCCATTGGAGCGTCACGGCGTTGGCGGTGGGCGAGGGCCGCGTTCCGGCGGATATTCCGGCCCTGAAACGGGCGTTGGAGCGGCTGAAACCGGCCCACCTGTCGGTGACGGTGCTGCCCACGGCGGACATGACGGCGCAGCGCTGGGAGGCGGTCACCGGCGGCGTGATGATGGAGGTCTGGGGGTAA